CTCGTGCCTGGTGGAGGTATCTTCATCAAGAATGCAGAATTGAAGCGATTAGGCTTCACTAAGCAACGGATTGGAGTGATAGAATTCTATGATTAAAGGAATTACTGTCACATTAGTAGATCGTGTTAAAACTGGTGAGGACGAGATGGGTGCTGCAACTTACGATGATGTAGAAATCCAAGTAGAGAATGTCCTAGTATCTCCTACTGAGGCTACGGATGTTATTAACCAGGTTCAATTGTATGGAAAAAAAGCAGTATATACGCTCGGTATTCCTAAAGGCGATACGCATAACTGGGAAGATAGGGAAGTTAAATTCTTTGGGAAAACATTCCGGACATTCGGACCAGTTGTTGAAGGAATTGAGTCAATGGTACCAACTGCCTGGCACAAGAAAGTGACGGTGGAAAGATATGAGTAGCTCATTTAAATTCAAGCTAAACACTAAAGGTGTTGGTGAGTTCTTAAAATCCGAACCTGTAAAAAATATGATTAGCGAGCGTGCAAACGAGATTGCTAGTCGAGCAGGAACTGGATATGAGGCAGACACTCAAATCGGTCAGAAACGTGCCACAGGACGAGTTAAAGCTGCTACAGCTAAAGCTAAAAAGGATAATAAGAAAAACAATACATTATTGAAGGCGGTGAGAGGTTGATAGAGATTGAAATTAGAAAATTCATGACAAACAAGTTGGAATGCCCAGTTGTATTTGAACTTGCACCTAAGATGCCAGATAAATTTGTATTAATTCAAAAAACAGGCAGCTCTAAGCGCAATAAATTATTAGCCTCTACATTTGCTTTCCAATCGTATGGAAAGTCGATGTATGAGGCTTCTTTGTTGAATGAAACTGTAAAAGAGATAGTTGAACAGTTAGTCGAATTAAACGACGTGTCTGATGTTAGTTTAAACAGCGACTACAACTATACAGACACAGAATCAAAAAAATACAGATATCAAGCAGTGTTTGATATCAGACATTATTAGAAATGAGGGAAAAATATGGCAGATAAAAACAACGCGAGTAATGTAACCGCAGCTAAGCCTAAGATTGGTGGAGCTATTTACATGGCACCAAAGGGAACAGATTTACCTACTGACGCAGAAGCAACGTTAGATGTTAAGTTCCAAAATTTAGGATTCGTAGCTGAAGAAGGTTTAGTGAACGCTAACAGCGCTTCTTCTGAGAACATTAAAGAATGGGGTGGCTCAATTGTAAATACAGCATTGAAAGAAAAAGAGGATAAATTCAAATTTACTCTTATCGAAGCGTTAAACATACACGTATTGAAATTGATTTATGGTGAAAAAAACGTAACAGGAACTCTAGAAACTGGAATCACAGTAAAAGCTAAAGCTGAAGAATACGAAGAAAAATCATTTGTGGTTGATATGGTTCTTAAAGACGGAGTTATTAAACGCATGGTACTTCCACTGGCTAAAGTGTCAGAAGTAGGAGAGATCAAATATGAAGGTGCAGGAAACATCGGTTACGAAACTACATTATCAGCGTTCCCTGATGGTGACGGAAGCACTCACTATGAATACATTAAGAAAGTAGGTTAATTATGATTAAAGGGAAAACATCTTCTGGATTTAAATTTCAAATCAATGAAAGCACAATTAACGATGACTATGAACTATTAGAACTACTTGTAGAGTTAGAAGAGAATCCTCTTCTAATTTCTAAGGTCGTTCGTAAAGTTCTAGGTCCTGCTGCAGCGGCTGCATTAAAAGATCATGTACGAGATGAAAATGGATGTGTATCCATTCAGAAAATGAATGATGAAATTACTGAGATTTTCACACAGGCTAAAGCCTTAAAAAAATAATGGCCCTTGCAAGAATGATTGTGACTGATGAAGATGCTTTAATTTGCGACTTAGCAGAAACTTATCATATCTATGACTATCGACGGCTACCGGTTTTAACGGTGGCCGTTTTTTCTTTAGGTTTAAGACAAAACTCAAGAATTAAGATGATCATGTCTGGAAATAGAATCACGTTAGAAGAGTCGTTACTAGCTTGTGCTGTGGATAGATTAAGCATACTAGCATGGCAGAAGACGAAAGACGGTTCAAAAGGTACTAATGTACCTCAATCGATTCTAGAAAAATTACTAGGTATAGATGAGCGCAAATCAGAGTCAGATACTCAGACATTTAGTTCGGGCGAGGAGTTCTTAAGAGAAAGAAATAGATTATTAGGGAAGGAGGAAACTTAATGGCAACAGAATTAGGTACTGCTTATGTTCAGATAATCCCATCGGCTGACGGAATCAAAGGAATGATTGAAAAGGCTATGGGAACAGAAGTAGTCGGCGCCGGAGATAGAGCTGGGCAAGGTTTTATGAAAAGCTTTGCTGGTACAGTAACCAAGATGATTGCTGCAATCGGTATTGGGAAAGTTCTTAAGGATACCTTAGCTTCTTCATTAAACGAGGGTGCAGCACTCCAGCAATCGCTCGGTGGTATTGAGACATTATTCAAAGGCAGTGCCGATATCGTTAAAGGATACGCTAAAGAAGCGTATAGAACATCCGGTTTGTCTGCTAACGCGTATATGGAATCTGTAACAGGATTTAGTGCAAGTCTATTGCAGTCACTCGGTGGAGACACTGGGAAGGCTGCAGAGATAGCAAACATGGCAATGATTGATATGTCAGATAATGCTAATAAGATGGGGACATCGATGGAAAGCATCCAATTCGCATATCAAGGTTTTGCTAAGCAGAACTACACCATGTTGGACAATTTAAAGCTCGGATACGGTGGTACTAAAGAAGAAATGCAACGTCTTCTTACTGACGCTCAGAAACTCACTGGAGTTAAATACGATATCAATAACTTGTCTGATGTCTATCAAGCAATCCACGCGATTCAAGAAAACTTAGACATTACAGGAACAACCGCAAAAGAAGCATCTACTACATTCACTGGTTCATTTGCATCCATGAAGGCTGCAGCACAAAACGTGCTTGGAAATATGGCCCTTGGAGAGGATTTAACACCATCGTTAGAGGCCTTAAAAGAAACCGTTCAAACGTTTGTTTTTGGAAACTTCATTCCACTGCTAAAAAATGCGGTTAAAGCCATTCCAGAAGTGCTAGGATTCGCCATCAAAGAAGGATTAACAGCTATCTTCGGTGAATCTACTACACAAACGATTATCAATAACCTTTCTACAGCATTCCAAAACATTAAGAGTGCAGTAGGTGGTATTGGCGATTTGTTCGGAGGCTTTATAGACAAATTAAAAGGCATTCTTGGAATAAGTGGAGATGTAGGAGAGTTAGGAACAGCATTCGAAGGCATTACTGGTGCTATTAGCACAGTAACTGACTGGATTAAGCAGTTTGTAGATTGGATTAACCAAACTCCTGCAGCAGTCGATTCTGTAACAGCAGTGTTAGCAGGATTAGCAGCAGGCTTTGTCGCTTTAAAAGTTGTAAATACTGTTAAGAGTGCAATTGATGGATTCAAAACTGGTTTAACGGCTGCTAAAGCTGGAATGGTTGCATTTAAAGCGGTTGTTGTCGCAAATCCATTTACAGCCTGGATTGTAGGAATTACTGCTGTAGTAGCTGCTTTAACCTGGTTCTTTACTCAAACAGAAACAGGAAAAGCTATTTGGAAAGGATTTACAGAATTCCTATCTAGCACATGGACTTCTGTTTCAAGTTTCTTGATTGATACTTGGAATAATATTGCCCAAACAGCAACAGCTATTTGGGAAGGTATTGTCGGTGTGGCAACAGCCATTTGGAGTGCTATCACAGGCGCAATTATGGCAGTTGTTCAACCATTTATCGATGCATTCACAGGACTATGGAGCGGTATGAGTTCAGGAATTTCTCAAATGTTTGATGGATATGTTGCATACTTTACTGGAGCATGGGAAGTTATCAAATCCGTATTCCTTGGAGCAATATTAATCATCATTGATTTAGTGACACTTAATTTCGGGCAATTAGGAACGGACTTAGGTGCTATTTGGGATGGAATCTCGAACGGAATTTCAATGATGTGGAACGGAATTACTTCAATATTCTCTGGAGCAGTCAGCGCAATCGTTGGAGGTGTTCAAGCTACATTCAATGGTATGGCTGCATTCTTAAGCGGTCTATGGGACGCTATTTCTGGTGCAGCTATTGCAGGTTGGAACGGATTAGTATCTGGTGTGCAAGGGATTATCGATGGATTAGTGACTGGAGCGCAAGCCGCTTGGGACGCTATGTCTAACGCTGTTTCTAGCTTAGTTTCTGGAATTACTGGAATATTCGACGGATTATGGAACATCGACTTAGCAGGAGCTGGACAAGCTATCATGGATGGCTTTCTCGGTGGATTAAAAGCTGCTTGGGGAGCTGTTACAGACTTCGTTGGAGGAATTGCGAACTGGATTCGAGACCATAAAGGTCCAATCGAGTACGATAGAAAGTTATTAATTCCTGCAGGTAATGCCATTATGGATGGATTCGGTTCTGGATTAAAAGATGGTTTTAGTGACGTTCAGGATACTGTTAAAGGTATTGCAGAAGAAGTTAACAATATCGTTGATAAGTACTTAAATAACGAGTTTTACAGCGAATTAGATTTCAATGGTAACGTGGCTACAGTTGGAGGAGTTGAGCTAACAAGACAGCAAGATTCTCAAATGAGCTCATGGAATCCAGATAACCACCGTTATGATCCAGAAGAATCAAATCAAAAAATAGAATTGCACACAACAGTTGAATTAGATGGAAAAGTTGTTGGGAAACAAATTACTCCTTATGTGACAAACGAGCAAAGCAGATTAGATAAAAGAGATCGTAGAAAGAGAGGGGAAAGCTAATGTTTAGTTTTAAAGTTAACGGGCAGGAGCTTGGAGACTTAATGATTGTAAATAACATTGATTTTGGATTCAGTCCAGAAGTGAGCGCAACCTCTCGAAAATACGCTCTTGTTGATGGTGAACGTTTCATTCGCAGAAGATTCGGAAAGAGAATTATAAAGGTTCAATTCACAATTATCGGTGATCGCATTGAAAAAAGTAAAATCGCGATTCAAAGAGCGTTGCTAGTTCCTGGCATTAGCAAGTTTGAGTTTGGATATCAACCTGATGTGTATTACGAAGGAGCAGTCTCTGGAACTAGTGATTTTAATTTAATCACATTCAGATACGCTCAAGGCGCATTCGAAATCCATTGTTTCAATCCGTTTGCTATCTCTAAAACCGAAAAGACAGCTAAGCGCGAATCGAACAAGTTGATTTTCAACAATGAAGGAACTATTCCAGTGTATCCTACTTACAAATTCACGGCAGGAAAACAGTATAAGATGATATCTTTCGCTCATCCAAGCGGGAAAGTCGTTCAATATGGCTATGAGAATGGGCCTGTAGTGATTAACACTAATGACTTAGTGGTGTTTGATAGTGCAGAAAATAAACTTACGATTAACGGTGATCGTAAGTACATTAACGCTGCAAGCCAGGTATTTGCAATCAATGTAGGAACTACAGAAGTTGCTGTTCTTGGAGATGATAATAAAATACCAGTCGTAGATGCGACGTTTAAGGAGTGCTGGGTATGATTACAGTAACGAACAGAAATTACGAAATTCTATGCCAGCTTAGTTTTAATCTCACTGGCGGATTAATCGCATATAACGATTATTTTGAACAAGATTTAGAAACTGGTATTGGTACTTATGACTTTACCGTAGACAAAACCGGTAATCCGGAAATAGAAAAGTTAGAGGTAGGTTGCTATCTGATTGTAAAAGATGGTAGCAAGATACGCTCATTTGAAGTAATGCGAATTGAAGAGGATAAAGACTCTAAAACGATTTATGCTGAAGATGCAGGACTTGACTTACTTGGTGAGCAAGTTCCGCCTTATTCAGCAGATAAGAGTTATCCTATCACTCATTATATCGATGAGTTTACTTTTGACTCGGGGTGGGAGATTGGAATCAATGAAATCCCATCTACTACTATTCGTAAATTGGAATGGCAGGGTACGGATACTGCTACTAAGAGACTTAGACAGCTAGTGAGAAGGTTCGATGCTGAGATATCTTACGATTTCGAATTTGCAAACGGAAAAATCACTAAGAAGTTAATCAACATTCACAGAAAAATTGGTGAAGATAAGAAAGTAAGATTAGAAGTTGGAAGAGAAGTCTCGAATGTTAAAAGAACTATCTCAATTGAGAATTTAGCGACTACGATTGTAGCAACTGGTGCTGATGGTATCACACTAGCTGGAGCTGAATATAACGAAGGAAATATTCGTTCTTCCAAAAATTCGATTTACTTGATTGATTACGATGCCGTAGAACGTTGGAAACGTGCTGGTTATACACCAGCTGGCGGAGGGATTGTTAAGCGTTTCGAGAGTGAAGCTAAAACTCCACAAGCCTTGATGGCAGAAGCTGTTATCAAGTTGAAACAATGGAACCATCCAGAGGTAACTTACGATGTACCTATCAATATGCTTCCTGGAGAAGTAAACATCGGAGATACAGTAATCATTGTGGATCATAATTATGAGCCAGCTTTGATTGTAGAAGGAAGAGTAGCAAGTATTAAAAAATCTCTATCCACAAATGAGGATGGAGAAATCAAAATTACTAATATCGTATCAAGAGAAGACACAATAAATGAAAAAGTTAGACGTTTAAGCACATTAGTGCAAGAACGTCTTTTTGATTTCACAAGTGTGCCATTCGTAATGACTATTAACTCAAGCAACGGAACTGTGTTTCAAAACAGTACTATCGCTACAAGATTAACCCCTGTTGTTACAAAGCTAGATATCGACATGTCCACTCGATTCACATATAAATGGACAAGAACTAGTGAATATGACACAAGTACTGATGAATCATGGAATGCTGCACACGGTAATTCGATGATTTTAGACATAACAGTCAACGATGTTAATCGTCAAGCAACATTTACATGCGAAGCGTTAGAAAATAATCAGATTATCGCTCGAAATTCAATCGTTATTAAAGATTTCATTGTTAGTAAGGCTGTTGGGCCTACTCCACCGGAAAATCCTTCTGTTGGCGATTTGTGGACTGATACTAGCGACTCGAGCAAAGATATTCCTAAAATTTTTACAAACGGAAAATGGCAACCAGTACTAAATAAAGATGACGAAGAAATCAAACGGCTGCATAAAGAGTTTGAAGAGAGAACTCGCGAGCAAGCCAATCAGTATACGGCTGTGATGGAAATTATTAACAAAAATGAAATCACAGAGGATACAATTCGTGACTTAACTGGTCGATTCAGCAACATGGAAGAATCGTACAAACGATTATTAGAGACTGCTGATAAAATCGAGGGGATTGGGCAAAGGACAAAAGCCGTAGAGCTTAATATGGAACAATCTCAAGTGCTACTTAATGCTATATCAACATATTTCAGCTATTCAGAAGACGGATTACTTGTTGGTAAGAATGGGCAGAAAATGCAATTAAGAATTACAAATGAGCGCATGGAATTTATCGACAGTGGTCGCGTTGTTGCTTATGTTTCAGGGCAACAACTAAATATTATATCTGGTACATTCTGGAATACAATCACGATTGCAAACCATATTTTCGAACGATTCAACAATGAGTTCACGACAATTTCGTATGTAGGAGGTGTAAATAATGGCTAGAATATCTAAAACAACAAATAGCGGATACGTTAGGTTGGTTTTAGAAGTTAACGAAACAAGCACTAATATTCAAGCTAACACTTCCACGATATCGTGGCAACTTTGGTTGGAGAGAGCAAGTACATGGGTATTTGATTTAAACAACGAGTCTTTAGCAGAAGTTGAAATCAATGGCCAATCAACTCTCAGCAAATACGTTAGTTATGATTTGAGAAATTCTCAGTGGGTTACATTCGGAAGTGGAACCATGACAATTCCTCATAACGAAGACGGAACCAAGAGTATTACTATTTGGGCAAGATTAACAAACGTCGCAGACCAAGGTAACATCAACTGGTTTAGTGGAACTGTTAATTTATCGAACATTCCTAGATCGAGTGGAATCAAATCTGTAACAGAAACAGAATTGGGGCAACCCATCACAATTAACATTGATAAGAAAGTTGCAGACTTTAGGCATCAAGTGTGGTGGCGAGTAAACGGAAGCGACTGGGTAGACCTTGGTAAAGGTCACGACACAAGTGTTCAAATTACAGTTCCAATCGAGTATGCCAATAGGATTACAAACAGCACTGCAGGTTCACTAGATGTGTCTGTAAGGACGTTTCAAGGAGATACAAAGATTGGTGTTGATGTAGATAAGTACAACGTACCGATTAAAGTTCCGGAAAACATTGTTCCAACGATTGCTGCACTCACATCTTCAGAGCAAACAAATGAATTATCAGAAGTTATTCCTCAAGGATACTTCATTAAAGATAAATCAGTAATAAGATTGGCAATTGATGGAGCAAGTGGTGCATACGGTTCAACAATCGTATCTAGCGAAGTAGCTCTGGATAATTTAATTGTACGCGCAGCACAAGGAGATTTTCCTGCAAACAAAACAGGAGAATTAACTGCTACAGCAAAAATCACAGACTCGCGTGGAAGAACAGCAACTACATCAATTCAAGTGAATGTACTTAATTACTATGCTCCTAAAATTTTAGGATTCTTAGCTAATCGTGCTGGTAATGGCACTAATAAGACTATTATAGCAACCGTATTAGCGAATGTTTGCCCTGTGGTTATTAACGGGGTTGATAAGAATTCTTATTCAATTAAAATTCAGTATTCTGAGAAGAAAGCCAATCGATGGTTAGATGCTGTTTCGTATACAGATCAAACAATAGAACGGTTAAGCAGGCAAATAGACTGTGGAGCCTTCTACGATTTAACTAAGTCCTATGACTTGAAATTGATTATTAAGGATAAGTTAAGCAAAGGAGCAGACTCTACAATTACAGTACGGTCATCTTCTGTATTAGCTGTAATGGGTGATGGAAGATGGGCATTCGGTGGATTCCCTGAATTAAAAGGACATCTTGAATCATTCTATCCAGTAGCGGTACACAATACGCTTAATGCGGAAGAAGGGCTATTGTCTCGTGGAAATCCAATCCAAGAATTTGTATTAACATCACGAGATGGAAAATCATTGAAGTACAATGGCAATCTTAACAATTTAAGAACAGCAGGCGGATACCATGCTTTTGGAGTCCAAAATAATCCTTTAGGAACTAATAATTACGGTTATGTGAATGTGATTACTCATAGCACAGATAATGGATATTGTGTTCAGTTCTATGTTCCATTCAACTCAGACCAATTCTATATGCGTAGGTGCGATTCAAATCGTTGGAGTGATTGGATCAGAATAGTAACTACCGGTGTAGATACGGGATGGAAAATCGCTAGTTTGCAAAACGGATGGCAACATCATGTAGATTATGGGGAAGTGCAATATTCTAAAACAGTGGATGGTATTGTGCATTTCAAAGGAACAGCTAAAGGAGGCAAAATATCGAAAGAGACAGTGATACTAAATCTACCAGAGGAATATAGACCTAAAAGTCAACTTTATGTTTTTGCCATGAATGACAGTTTTGGGACTGCAGCATTAGGTATCACAAACGATGGTCGTGTTGTTGTAAAAAACAATGTTGATGCATCTTGGCTAGGGTTTGATAACGTTAGTTTTAAGATTTAAGGAGGTAACATTATGGAATTAGAACAAATTAAGAATAGAATTACTGCTTTAGAAACTAAAGTATCTTCTAAACAGACGGACATTAATCGTATGAATGAAGAAAAAGCACAATATGAGCAGAAAATTCAGAATCTTTTAGAAGACATTCAACGCTTAGAGCAAGATAATGCAAACAAGCGTGAAGAAATCAAAAAATACAAAACAGTCGTAGAGGTTATGGAGCTATAATGCCGAACGACATCGAACTAAGGATTTTAAATGATCATCTTCAATCTTTATTTAAGAGTCCTTATATTCAGATTCTGCTTTGGTTAGTATTTTTCGATGTTGTATCAGGATACATCAAAGCCTTCAAATTAAAGAAATTTGATAGTAAGACAAGTACTAATGGCTTGCTACGACATTTCTTAGTAGTTGCTGTAGTGATGGTTATAGCGCTGTACGCACGCACTCTAGGACATAGAGAAATTGGCATTACAGCCTGTTTATTCTTCATCATTAGTTATATTGGCTCACTAATGGAAAATTGGGAAGCACTTGGATTGCCATTTCCAGAATCCATGAGGCCGTACATTAATCAAATGAGGAAAAATCAAGAAAACAAAATTAAAAAATTAATTGAGAAAGAGGTAGAAAAATATGATGATTAATTGGAGAGTACGTATTTTAAATAAAACATTTTGGATTACATTAGTCCCAGCTTTAGCGTTATTACTTCAAACGTTCTTGGCTGTTTTTAATATCCGTCTGGAATTAGGCGAAACAATTGATAAATTATTAGTGTTTATCAACGCGTTATTCGCAGTTTTCGTAATCGTGGGTGTTGTTAATGATCCAACAACAAGCGGAGTAAGTGATAGCACTCGTGCAATGACTTACGACCGTCCGAACAATCAATAAAATTACTAGGCAGCTACAGTAGTGGCTGCCTTTTTCATTGGAGGAATTATGAAAAAAATCAAAAGGGATGTCAGTCTGACTACTAAGGTTCGAAATAACATGAATCGCATCCAGGACGAATTCTATTCTCACGATACTAATAGTGCAGTAATTGAATTAACAATGGACAGAACTGACTTAAAGAAAATAGTTGTGTTATTTCATTTCCAACGTTCCAATAGATTCCTGGAAGTAATTGGAAACGTCAAAGGCAATGTAGTTGAAGTGCCTTTTGACACTAGTTTAATTACTGTTGATGAGACAGTAACAGGATATGTGTACATCGAAAAAGTAGTACAATCTGCTGATGTTTGCAAATTTTCATTTGGTGTTCGTGTATCTGAAATTGATAAACATAAAGAATTGCCAGTAATTGAGAAGGATAGCAAACGAATCGTTGCAATTACTGAGATTGTAACAAAAGCTGAATTACAAGAAGCATTAAGCAATATTCATGTAGAAGGTGCAAGATATGACGATTCAGAAATTTTGAAACGTCTTCAAGCACTTGAATCTGCTCCACAATTAGACACTAGCGCATTTGCTACAAAATCTGAGCTACAAAACATCTCGTTAACTCCAGGACCTAAAGGAGACGCTGGGCCTCGTGGTGAGCGCGGAGAACCTGGTCCAAAAGGAGACACGGGAGCAAATGGAGAACCTGGTCCTCAAGGACCACAAGGAATTCAAGGCCTAAGAGGAGAAACAGGGCAACGCGGAGAACAAGGACCGATTGGACCTCAGGGGCTACAAGGTGTTCCAGGAGAAAAAGGGCAAAATGGTGAGCCTGGTCCTCGTGGTGAACGTGGGGAACAAGGACCAATCGGGCAGACTGGACCTGCTGGACCTCAAGGGCCTATTGGGTTAACTGGTCCAAAAGGAGAGAATGGCCGTGATGGTGTGGGTATTCCTCAAAAATTGACTTTATCAGGGAATACACTCATCTTATCTGATGGTGGCGGAAGTGTTAATCTACCAACTTCTAGTCAAAATGCTTCAACTTCGTCTAGTGAACTTACTGGTACTGGTATGCCGAACGGTAAAGTTGAAGGTACACTAGGCCAAACCTATGTTGACACCGCTAAGACAAATGGCGCCTTGAAATGGATTAAACGAACCCCTTCAGGAAATCAAGGTTGGGCAGTATTAGACGGTGACACTGGTTGGAAAACCCTAAATTCGGCTTCAAAACTCGGTAATTCATCCGTAAAAGCACGAAGAATTAATGATACGGTGCAATTACAATTTGGCGGTTTACAATGGGGTTGGTTCGGTATTGTTCGCCGTGGTGGGCTTGGATTCGTGGCGCATCCGGGAAACCGTGAAAAGAAAGTTTTCATCTTAACAAATGGTCAAATGCCTTATGGTTACCGAACAGCCACTTCGTTAATCGGACCAATATATAACGACGATGGGGTGTCTTACGGTACATGGTATCTTGGGGGTTACGGAGACGCAAACCACTTACGTTTCCAATTCTTAGACCCAGTACCAACTGATAGAGATATCGGAGACATCAGGGTTTCTAATATAAGTTATATTACAGACGACCCTTGGCCATTAACATAGCCATAATTAAAAGGAGGAATATAAATGGAAATTGATACAAGTAGACTTAGAACGGATTTACCACAAATCGGATATGAACCTTATCGTCAAATCCACGCTCACTCAACTGGAAATTCTAGATCCACAGTTTACAATGAAGCAGATTACCACATGCGCAGACCTGTGGATTCGGGATTCTTTTCTCACGTAGTAGGTAACGGTCGTGTAATGCAAACATGGTATACAAATAAGGGTGCGTACGATGTTGGGGGCGGTTGGAACTATGAAGGTTATGGACATGTTGAATTGATTGAAAGTCACTCTACAATGGAAGAATTTATGACAGACTATCGATTATATGTAGAATTGCTACGTAACCTAGCGGATGAAGCAGGTATTCCGAAAACGCTCGATTCAGACGATTTAGAAGGAATTAAAACACACTACTACTGCACATACCATCAACCCGATAATGCAAGCGACCACGTTGACCCTTACCCTTATCTTGCTAAGTGGGGTATTAGTCGTGAACAATTCAAACATGATATTGAATATGGTTTAGGTGAAATCAAAGAAGGATGGCAAAAGAACGATACAGGATGGTGGTATCAAAATAAAGACGGTAGCTATCCTAAAGACAAATGGCAATACATTAATGGTGTGTGGTATCTATTCGATGGTAGTGGATATTGCATCCTAAACAAATGGGTGAAACGTGCGAATGCGTGGTATTGGCTTGATGGTAGCGGTGCTATGGCTACTGGATGGAAGAAGATTAACAACGAATGGTATTTCTTCAGAGCAGACGGTGAAATGGTAACAGGATGGGTTAAATACGCAGACGAATGGTACTTCCTTGATAGACAAGGTGGTAATATGCTTTCTAAACAATTCGTTAAGAGCGGAAACGGATGGTACTATCTCAATGAAGATGGAACAATGTCTGATAAGCCTGAATTTACGGTTGAGCCTGATGGATTGATTACAGCTAAAGAAGTTCATAGATAATATACAATAAAATGTATAACAAATATAAAATAATACAAAATTAGCCTACCTTAATTGGTAGGCTTTATTTTTTTGCATTTTTCTCAAATTATTTTTAAAAAAGTGTTGACATTATATGCCAGTTGGTATATAATATAATTGTAAGGAGGTGAGGGAATGGAAGAAAAAATCACAACTCTAGTAGCGATCGTTGGAATTGCGGTTGCAATATCAAAAGAGGCTAGAGAGTGGTACAAAGCCACAAAAAAAGAAAAACGACAAAACCCAACACGCAAAAGAAGGATATGACGTTTTTCAAGAGGGGAAGGATAACTTCCCTCCCCTCAATTATACTATATAGAAAGAGGAAATCAAGATGAAACACATTATTATTATTTTAGTAGTAGCTTTAATCGTATGGTATTCAGGGGAAAATAAAAAGGATAACTAAATGGATCATTATTAAAATTATAAATAGGAGGACAATATGCTAAGAGCGGATGAAGAAAAAATACTATGGTTATTTGAACATTATTCAGGGTATCGAATTTCTAAAGAGAGTGGTGTTTCACAACCACTCATTGCAAGGCTAATCAATGGAACTAGAGAATTGAAAAACGTTTCTTTTGAAACAGCAAGCAAATTGAATCAGTGTGCAGAGAGATTTATAAAAGATGACTTTAAAGGTGAATAG